CGGTGCTTCAGCTGCAGGTGCTCCCGCGGGAGCAGCTCCAAAACCACCTGGGGCAGGTGTGTCACCTGCAGGGGCAGGTTCTGCAGCACTAGGTGCAGGTCCAAATGCAGGTGGAGTCGATCCTGATACACCAGCACCGCCTCCCATTTCTGCACCCATTTCACCGCCTGCAGGGGCTGCAGCAGCTAATGCATTTTCTTTCCAATTCGGTCCACCAGATTTAATTTGCTCTAACTCCCAACCAAAAGCCATGTCTTTTCTCATGAACTCTCTATTTGCCAAGACCTCAATATCGCTCCAGTCCATATATTTCTTAAGAGCATATGTTTTACTAATAGTATCAGAAGAAGCTACAATATCAGTAAATGTCTTGGTCTTAATCTCTTGCTTCTGTGCCTCTCTCATCTCAAAGAAGTTTACAGGCACGTTAAACTCTATATCAATATGATTTTCTTTTAGATCATATTTGTCCCAAAGGTTTTTCAGCTTAAGATGGGTAATAAATCCGTTCTTTAATCCTTCAGAAAATTGTTGCTGCATACGAACAATAAATTTTGCGAATTTTAACTCCTCTCGCAAGATATTCATGTCATCCTTGTATCCGGTGTCTGCGTTTAACCGAGAAACAGGTACCTTGAGACTCTTATAGAGTTTCTTTAAGAAATACAACATCTCTTCTAGGCCCCAAGCAGAATTTGCACCTTCAAGTTGCCTTACATCTGTACCTTCAGAACCCTGACGTTTTGCAAACCAAAAATTATCAAGAATGCTTTGTGGGTTATACTTCTTAACAGCACTACCAGGCTGCTGCGAATCATAGGTTTTTGAAGACCAATATTGATTCATTAATTTCTTTAGATAAGCTTCCGCTTTTGGTGCAGGCATATTACCTACATCAACATTAAACACTAGACGTTGTGGTGCTCTTGCAAGTCTATATATAACCACTGCATCTTCTAGTAAGCTAATCTGACGATATGCTCTTCGTGCATTCTCCAGGAAAGGTAACCTAATGGTCTTATTCTCATTCCAAATGCCCGAATTGATGTAAGTTACTTGATTTTTGTCAAGAGGTACAAGCTTATACTCTAAAATCTTAGTTGGGTTGGTTTTATCAAATACAGGCTTACGCAAAAGAAAGCCTTTGATCATCATATTTTGCACATTACCAAAGATAGGATCAACAAATTCATTAGGAATAGTTACAATGCCGAGGATACCTTCCTCTTCATAGCTTTTATGAATAATATGTTCAAAATAGATTTCACCATCAACAAGCAAAGTGCGGAAGTACTCCCAACCTCTATGAGGCAGATCAAAGTAGTTTATGTATTTCTGGAATTCTTTTTGTAAGGTATCTTTGTCCTTGTCATCGATATCGAGCTCTGGAAACTCAAGTTTAACAACTTTACCCTGTGCATCTCTATTAATAGCTTCATCGCATATTTCATCTAATGCATCTGCTATCTCAGAAAATGATGCCATGGTGCGGTAATCGCGTAAACGTGAGATTTTGTCGTGTTGTATGTTTGCATACATGTATTGTGTGAAGTTATTATCCAGACCAATTATACCAGATGGATCTAAGTTGTTATAATCTGTATTGCTACTAATGCTCTGTCGTGCAAGAGCTTCTGTTCTCTTACTCCCTGTATCCTGGAAAGCCTTGTATTTCGGGTTTAGCTTACTGATTGTATCAATAGCTGTATAGCTTTGGTATGGCAGGCGTGAATTAACATAATTCATTAACGAGCGGCCGAACGTTGATTCACGACTGCTATCTGCATTTCCATACTCAGGCATATGTTATTTATGAGTTTTAAAGAATAATTCAATTAAAAAAAAACCAGTTGATTTTTGTAAAAATTTCATTATAATATATTGTGGGTTTTAAAGACGTAACCTATAATAATGAAAGAAAAAAATTGCCGGAACAGTTACGCGCTTGACTCAACTCACAACTGTTTTTCTTTCTCTTTAGACAACGTCTTTTATATAACTTTCGATAACATCTTTTCACTTGATACCCATAGTACGTGCATGCGCGCGAAAATTGAATATGAGAATAATTAGTACTAATAATTTTATAATCGAACTCACCCTTCCATCTCTTCTCTTCTTCAAGAAGACAGATTATGAAGGAGATTCAAAATATGGTATGCATATCAATGATATTAATGTTGGTTGCTGGTACATGCGCTATGATTTTGGAAGTGAACTAAACATTTCATGTATTTTAGGGTTGAGATTTTGGTGGTCTAACTTATAATAGGTTTTATGATTCTAACTGACATTAAATGTTACGATGGTGTTCTATTGCATCATAGATTTGCTTACAAGTATTTTCGTAAACAATGCTTACCAATTGGTAATATTATTGCTTTTCGTGCTCCTGCTAAGGTGGAAACGGAAGGTTTAATTGATCAAGAAGATGCGCTGAGTAAAGACTTTATTTACAGTGAAGATATGGTTCATTTTCTATATGAGATTCCTCTGATCACAGAAAGCTTTGGTGCAATTGCTTACCAGAGATTATTCAATACTAACGTTGCAAACATCTTGTTTAAATATCTCAAGGCGCCTATCACTGTTGATGGTGATGATTTGATGGTAACAAAAGAATTTACACAAGGTGGTGTAACACAGCAGTCTGGTAAATGTAGCGTGAGTATTGTGCATGTTAAAGATGCAGCAGCCCTCGGTCATACCGGTATTAATGTTAAAGCAGGTAAACAGGCCCCTGCTTTTGCGTTCAGTACTGAGTTGAGTGATACCGATGTGACAAGCTTCATGCAAGATGTGATCAATTCTTTCTATCAGATAAATGATGATATCTTCATTGCATCGACAAAAATTATATCTCATTGAACATATTTGATATCATTGATAGTGTAGCCTTTTCCAAGAAGAAAGATATATTTAATACACCAGAGGCAGAAAAAGAATATCAACCTTTTTTGGTCAATAGATGGTTGTCAATGCTAGATCCTACTGCAGCCAGAATTGTTAATGATACAGTCAATCGAATGAGTCGTGTGCTTACAACGCCACAAGATCAATACAATCTTCTCGTTAATATACTACCAAAATATCCAAAGCAACGGATTAACTATATTAAGAAACCCAAGAGCTCTTGATTTCCATATAGTTCACGTATAAGTGACCATATGAGCAAACAATGTATTGACCAGGTACCAGTAAAGAAGAGTTTAATTGATTTAAGCACACATTCAAAAAATAATTTCAATAGTCTGTTCACTGGCTATGATATGGCGGCTTTATTGGATGATATTTTACTTGTAGAGTTTGTTGATGAAGGTGAATCAGGCGGCAACACAATTGTACGCAATGGTATTCTTGTACCAGTAAATGCAGAAACAAATGCTTGGCGCATTGGCAAGGTTATACTATGTGGAGGTGGGTGTCGACTGGTCAAGAGAGGTGACTTTGTATGTTTCCCCAACAACATGGGTGTACCTATTGCCAATATTGAGGTAGTGGATCACGGACCTGTTAAACATGGTATTTTCTTAAACGAACAACGCATCTTCGGCGTTGTGCAACCCAGAAAACAAGATGCTAGTCTCATTAATGAGTCTAAAAAGCGTTCTGCAAAACAACGTTTGTGAGATTAAATTTGCCCGGCGACGCCCTCGCCCCGGTAAACCTAATACACGCAGAATGTTATGTACAAATGCACAATCGCTACTTAATAGTACCGATGGTAGAGTAGCATTAAACTTCAAACCAGCAATGAAATCTACCCGCTATAGCCCTGACCAAAAGAATTTAGTTATTGTGTGGGATGTTTTCATGCAAGATTACCGGGCAGTAAATTGTGATAATTGTGACTTGATCACATCCATACCTGCAGGTGAAGCTTTTTGGAAATATTTTAGAAATAATCTGGCCCGTCTATCTGCTGCACAAAAGATAGCTTATATGGACTCATAATGAAAGCAGAACAACTGGAGAAGGCTATCAACAGTTTATTGCAGCAGCGAGTCAACTTCACCATCAATAACAAAATAATAAAGAGTGGCAAATTAATTCTGTTTTGTATTAAAGATTTCTATTTAGTATTTACAATTGGCGTGAACCATAGTAAGAAAATGTTTGAAATACCTTACCCATATTTCTTTGATCAATATACAAATAAAATTATTCTCAATTATGCCACTTCTATCTTTCATCATGGATCAGAGGAAATAAAATTTAATGCCAAGCAGCTCATGCCTAAAAAACCTGGTAAATTTTTTAATACACAACTTGAAATAAATGTCATTGAAGATTCCATCTGAAAGTATAAATAAAAAACATTATGGTTAATTGCGAGGTAAAGCTAGAAAAAGGTAAAAGCACAAATAAGCTTTATTTTGATAAAAAACTTCGTCAATTTACTAATGCTGTAAAGCGTTGTGGTGTGTTGGAAGACTTGAAAATTCGTAGGACTTTTATGAAGCCATCTCTACGCCGTAAGCTAGCTCCAAAGATATCTGCCTTGAAGTGGAAGTTCTATAAGTAATATATTGCACCTAGTATTCTACTAAATATAGAATATGAAGATGCAGAGTCACTATTTTGAAATTAAGGATTTATTAATCCAATTTCTTGCTGCATTTGATGATGTTGTAATTAAACGATACGACAAAAATAGAGTACCTGGTGCTACACAACAAGTAAGATACATTTATGCACCAAAAGAGCGGGTGCTTTTTGACTTAGTTAATCCTGCACAAAATATAACTTTACCTGTTGTTAGCATAACAATAAGTAGTATTTCAAGGGATAACAATCGAGTCTTTAATAAGAATGCAGGGTTTTATGCTGCAGGCACACCCTTTGAAGATAATCCCGGGCCTGCAACATTTTATTATAAAGCACCGGTACCAGTAAACATCGATGTGAAGATGAGTATTCTAGCTCGCTACCAATCCGATATGGATCAAATTCTCACTAATTTTGTCCCGTTTAATAATCCCTATATAATTCTTAGCTGGACTATACCAAAAGAATTTAATTTACCCTATACCCAAGAGATAAGATCTGAGGTTTTATGGAACGGTACTATCAACATGTCTTATCCCACAGATATCAACGGAAATCAGAAAGCACAAATTATTGCTGATACAGGATTTACAATCAAAGGATTCTTATTTCCAGATCCTCAAGAAGTAGTCAAGAACATCTATAAAATTGACACACAATTCACTGCTGTGAGCACTGGCATGTCACTGGACTATGGAGCATATGCTTTTCTCAAGTCACAAGAAATTACCACAGATTCACCATTGTCTGCATTTGCCAATTCTGAAACTGTGACTGTGTCAGGCCGCCCTGTCATTTCTGGCATCAGACTGTACACACCACTGGGACCTTTGCCATGAAGAGCTATCCCTCACACACAGTGACAGTGGGCACTTCAGGCAAACAGATAACTGTGAATGGAAACATGTTCAACTACAAGACTGATGTGGGTCTTTATTTGAGTTCCAGCAAGTTTGACGGTACACAGAAATATTACGATTTTTTTAGCGACAGCAGAAGTGTCAGTGCCAGTAGCCCACCATTCTCAGCATATCCAATGCCAAACTATAGAGATGTGTCCAACAACACCTTCACCTTCACTCTGCCAGCCTTCTATGTCCCACAAAAACTGGATATAATATTTGCAAATGATGCAGGATATGCATTAGCTTCATCTAGCAAACAGTTCTCCTATATTGAGGTAATCTAACCAAACAAAGTATAAATATTATACAATATGGCAATAGAAATCACAACAGCAGATAGCACTACAATAACTGGCATAAGAAATGCATTGAATTCTGCACCCTTGAGTGGTGCAGCAGATTGGGACAGTGTGTACACCACTACAAAAGGTAATAGTGCCAAATGGTCTGTAGCATATACCAATTTAGTCACCAACAGTGCTGCATATCTGTCAGGTGGAGCAAGCACAGACATCAGCTTGCTAGCAACTACCTCTGCTTCATGGAACAGTGTGTACGCAACCACCCATGCAAATAGCGCTAACTGGAATACCGCTGGCATTGGTGATGTAGTAGGTCCAGGCATTGCTACAGACAACGCAATAGCAAGATACAACCTGTCCACAGGAAAATTGCTGCAAAACAGTCTAGTCACTGTGAGTGATGTTGGAGCCATCAATGCTCCCGGGGTAGGCAGTGTAATACCATTCTACTTTAACAACCAAGCGGCCTTTCCCAATGCCTCTGTGTACCATGGTGCCATAGCACACAGTCATGCTGATGGCAGAATGTATTTTGCACATGGTGGTGTGTGGAACGGTCTGACAAATGTAACAGACCCAGGTAGCAGCACTGTATTAGTATCTTCTGGCAATGTCATTCTGAGTGCATGCACAGTCACCACAAACCTATCTGTTGGAGGCATAATATATTCCAATCAAATCAATACAGTGGGTACAGGTACACCCACCTTATCTTCTGGCAGCGATATTCAATTGGATGCAGTAACCCGTGTAACTGTTGCAAATACTCCTCTTCGCCTAGTGAACCTTACTTCAATACAAAGGGACACTATTGCACCTCTGTATGGTGACATGATATACAACACCACAACAAATACTTTTCAAGGATATGCTTCTGTAGGATGGGTTGATCTCAATTGATACTAATGAAGGAGTACATTGTAACACTCAAAGCAGGTGTTGATTATGATGCCTTCTATGATGCCATGGTGCAGTCTTCAACTGAAACACTGGTACCTAGCAGAGAGGTAGAGATTGCTAATGAAAGACCTTTATCACAAAGAAATACGCATTATTTTTTAACCGATCAAGAAGCTAATTTGTTACGAAAAGATCCAAGAGTTTTAGCTGTAGAAATTCCTCCAGACCAACGCGATGACATAAAAATATCTCCCTTTGTTTTGCAATCATCAAATTTTAATAAAACTACAAGTGACAGCGGACCTTTTGTGAACTGGGGGTTGTTGAGATGTGGATTTGTTAACAATACAATTTATGGTAGCACAGGGTTTCCTGCAGTGTGTGCATATCCATATCATCTGGATGGCACAGGGGTGGATGTGGTTGTGCATGATTCTGGGCTGCAGGTAGATCATCCAGAATTCACTGATAAAAACAATGCATCCAGAGTGCAGCAAATTGACTGGTATGCAGCTTCAGGCATTGCAGGCACACAGAGTGTAAATTTTTACAGAGATTTTGACGGCCATGGTACACATGTGGGTGGTATAATGACCGGTAAAACATATGGATGGGCTAAGAATGCCAGTGTATATGCTCTCAAAGTAAATGGTTTGGAAGGATTTGGTGATTATGGTACAGGTATTCCCATAGAAGACTGTTTTGATGTGGTAAAGGGGTGGCATTTGAATAAACCTGTTGATCCTCTAACCGGTAAGAAACGACCAACAGTAGTTAATATGAGTTGGGGATACAGTACGTCATATTATTCTTTAACAGGTGGCAACTATCGCGGTACAAATTGGGCGGGTGCATCACCAAATTCTTCTTATGGCATGGTAAATTACACAAGCAGAGTGCCTGTGCGCATAGCTTCTGTAGATACAGATTTAGAAGAATTAATTCAAGCAGGCGTAACTGTGTGTGTTGCTGCAGGTAATGATTATTTTAAGATAGATGTACCTGGTGGGGATGATTATGATAATTATTTCAGTCGCAGTGGTGGAGCAGAGGTGTTTTATCACCGTGGGTCAAGTCCATATAGTTTGAGTGCAATAATGGTTGGATGTATAAATTCAACTGCAACGCCCACAGAATATAAAGAAGGATTTAGCAATGGTGGGCCTGGTGTGGATGTGTATGCACCAGGCAAAGATATAATGAGCAGCACCAGCAACACAAATCGTATGGACGGTGTAGCGTATTTTTTAAATTCAAGCTACAAACAAGTTAATATATCTGGCACCAGCATGGCTAGTCCACAAACTGCTGGCATGTGTGCTCTGTTTCATCAGTTAAATCCTGATGCCTTGCCCCATCAAGTGAAAATGTTCACCATCAAAACAGCCACAAGTGGTGCATTGTATGATACTCCTGGCTCATCAACTAGCTACACTGGTATCACCACCTTGTATGGAGGCAACAACAGGTACTTGCGTAACCCATACGCAAGTAATACTGGCATGATTTACACAAATATCTATCAAGGCATACCTGTGCAACAACAAAACATTTTGAACACAGCTCGTGATGAAGTTGTAGTGTTCTACAATCAAAACAGCACAGACAGTGTGGACGTTGCCAATTACTACAAAACAAAAAGACCTAATTTCTCCAAAGTAAACACTGTGGGCTTGAATATCCCATATCAAATCTACCCACAACGAAGATCAGGTGATGGTACAACTATTATCAGTCAATCTGGAGCTGATATAGGAGTACCGTATGAGGGTTGCAGAAAATATGACTTGATACACAACATTAATTTCAATGCAAGTGTGATAGCACCCATGCAAGCATACCTTGCATCCAACATCAAAACCAAATACATTGTATGTTCCCTTGACATGCCCCTGCACATCATTGATCAAACCTCCACTGCAGTGCCCTACCTCACAACACTAGCATCAGTGTCTGGTGTTCCCTACCATATCAGCAAGAATACTGGAATATTTCCTTTTTATCTGGCAGGTGAATACAAGGAAGATGTGTTAGCCTATATAGACAAGCTGTCTCGTGCATCAGCTGATGGAACAAAGTTATACACAAACAGATTGTCTGCATATGCAGAAGATTCAAATTTGTATAGTATTGATTATTTTAGTCTATACAATGCAGGTGATAACATTTACCGTGCACTAAGTGGGGTGTATTTTTATAGAACTGGCAGAACAACAGCACTTTCAGCCGGAACAACGTCAGTCAGACAAACCACAGGCATGTTTTGCAATTATAGCAATGCATGGCCTCACAATACAGGAAATCTATCAGCCAGTAGCATGTGTTATTTTGGCAGTTGGGGCTTCAACGGCAGACGGTTTATTAATCCCAATGGCCCCTATATTTACAACATCAGTGGTGAGGGAGAGGTGGCTGGTCTTTCAGCCATATCATATTATACAGACCCAGCAAGCAGTGGCAAACTTACTTTCAACAACCCACAAAAAATAGACAATTGGTCTTTTGTGTACACAGTGGAATCCTTCAATGCATCACCAGGTGGTGGCTCTTATGGTCCATACACAGCACTGGTACCCGGCTGGGGCCTTTTCCCCACATCATATACTGGAGTAAAAACATTTTCTGCATTCAAAATGTCATGGCAGTATGCAGCTGGCATGAGACCCATCAGACATTCACACTTTACACAATATTTCTCCAAAAGTGCATTTGGTGGATCAAATTATGAGAACACAGCTGTCAATTGGGTAGGAAGTCTGTATGAACCTTACTATCCAGGTGCTGTTAACGATACACACATTACAGCATGGTTGAGTGGAAGCATTTCTTATGATTGTGTGACAAATAATTTTGCCAACAAGTTTCCAGCCCTGGCCATAGGTGATCCTCTGGTGTTTGTAAAAACTCCATTGTTTAACACCATTATTTCTTAATAAAAATAGTGGAAAATAAAATATGCACAGTAAATACCTACATGTCTGAAACAATCAATACACTCACACCGAGGGAGCAGGAATTGCTGGAACTCAAGAAGAAGGTGGAAGATCTTCTCACAGAATACAAAGCCGCACTTGTCCCAGTCACATTGATCAGCGGGACCCGTGTTGCAAGCCGCGTAGATGTTGTTCCTCTTGAATCGGTTGAAAAAGAACAAGCCATCACCTGATAGTAATTAAATTTAATTTAGCACACCTGTTAGCAGGTTGTTAAAACTAAATAATACTATGTACAGGTCTTTTGCGGATTTCTCAAGAACCAGCCCGTTACCTTCAGATTTCCTGGTGGGCTACAGACCCAATCAAGGCGAATTCCAGGTGGATTTCTACACAATATCCAACCTCATCAGTGGTGGATTGTGGCAAACACCCAATGTGCTGTATGTCACCACCAGTGGTGCAGATACCAATGTAGGCACAGCAGAAAACTACCCCTTTCGCACCATCAAGAGAGCATGTCAGTTTGCTGCTGCCGCCCCCTCACGTCAATTCACTATTTTTGTCAAGACAGGAGACTATTATGAAAAAAACCCTGTGTATGTGCCACCAAAAACTTCCATCATTGGTGACAATTTGAGACGCACAAACATCTTTCCACAAATTCCAACCAATGATTTACTGTGGGTAACAAATGCAGATTATGTGTGGGGGTTCACATTCAGAGGTCACAAGCGACCTGGTGCTGCCATAGCATTTCCAAATATCAACGTTGCTGATCCACAATATCAAGTGGCCTTCAATACACCTAGTTACATAGTGTCACCACCAACTGGTAATAAAAATGTGCCAGGCCATCCATTGTACATTGTCACCAGTCCATATGTGCAAGGTTGCAGCTCCATCACACAATCAACTGCTCCAGGATTAGATAATGCTGGTGCTGGAATGAGAGTTGATGGTGATAGAGTGGGTGGATTCATACGCAGTATGGTGCTTGATTCTTACACCCAATTCAATGAAGGTGGTGATGGCATCATCATACAGAACAATGGTTATGCACAACTGGTGAGTGTGTTCACCATTGGAGGCACAACTGCAGTCATGGTGAGTGCTGGTGGTCAATGTGACATCAACACTTCAAATGCTTCATTTGGTCTGTCTGGGCTTGTTGCATTTGGCAAATCAAATAGTCCTGTGTTAACAGGCACACTTGTTGCAGATGTGTCTGCAGGTACACAAATTTTCACAGTTAACAAGGTGGACCCATCAATAATTGCATTGACTCCTGCACAATTGATGGTGTTTGAATGTGAAGCGGACAAGGATACTCCTCGCACATTGTTTCAGATAACCTCTGCAGGGTTGATTGGACCAGTAACCTATCAAATTGCAACCACTGATGCAGCCGTGTCCTACATCTCTGGTGGCAAGGTGAATTTTTATTTGAGAAGCTCAATCTTGGCCAGTGCATACACCATGGAATATGTGGGATCAGGCAGCACCTTGAATACTGCATTGCCTGTGTTGGGTGGCATATCCAAACCTGAAAATGAAGTGTGTGCACGAGATGGCGGTATTATTTTTGTGACGCTCACAAATGAACAAGGTGACTTCAAGGTGGGCTCAGATTTTGTCATCAGACAGGCCACTGGAACCATTGAAGGACGCACATTTAATAGGTCAATATTTTCACTTATAACCCCTTTTGTATTGGCTCTGGAATAAATAAACTATATGGCACAGGTACCCTTAAATAAATTTGTCCGTAAAATACTCACACTGCCTGTGTATACTTTGGATATTAAACCGCTCTATGTGTGTCCATCGCAACGAGCTACAATTGTTTTAACCATTCAAGGTGCCAACAAGACAAATGCTGTAACAACAATGTCGGTGGGCATTTCAAGCATTGATACAAAAACATTATTTTATTTGGTCTCTGGTTTTCCCATTCCTGTGAAAGACTCAGCCAATGTGGCACTTGGCAAGGTGTTAATCACAGCTGGGGATTCCCTTGTCGCATTCAGCGACACAACAAATGCAGTTGATGTGAGCTTTTCACTGCTTGAAGCATTTAATGAAACCTAATAATGAGCGACAACACACCGTTTCTATTAAGTGGTAAGGAAAGACCCAATTCTCCAGGTAATGTAAGCCCGCAAAGATATCAATTCTTAAGCTTAAAAGATGCAGAACCCAATTTAGGTATTCCGCTCACCAATGCACTGCCTGCAAGTGCCACATGGGTACTGACCACAGATTATTTGGGTAATAGATATTTTGCAACTACGATTCTCAGCGATTCAGTTTACACCACTCTCAAAGATACCAGCGGCAATTATGTGTCTGTGTTCAATACTATGCAGGCCAACAGTGGCACATGGGAATCAACATACACAACTTTAAATGTAAACAGTGGCACATGGCTCACAGTCACTTCAGCCAATGCATTGTATTACAAAGCGTCTGGTGGTGATCTGTTTGGCAGCATGAACATCTTTGGCAATGTGCTCATTTATGGCAGTCTGTCTGCACTCAGTGGTTTGGAATTCATCACTACCAAGGCCACCACCACCAGTTCATTGAGCATTGTGAACATTGGCATTGGACCAGCTCTGTATGTTGAACAAGATGGGTTCTATGACATTGCTCGATTTGTGGACAGAGAAGGTGGCATTGTTCTGAATGTGGGTAACATCACACCTGCTGCTCCAGGCGCTACTGGTGGTGTCATTGGTATAAGAACAGATTTCCCAAACCACACACTCACTGTGGTGGGCACATTCAGTGCCTCAAGTGATATCTATACAGATGGTGTGATTGTGAGTGCTGGTGTTCCGCTGGATACAATTATTTTTAATGCCACACCACCTTCATTAAGATCTGTGGTTGCCACCATGAGCGCAAACAGCGCCAAATGGGAAAGTTCTTACAGCTATTTAAACAGTAACAGCGCAAATTTTGCAACATTTCAAAACCTATCAACTACACCAGTGGTGTTGAGCGCAGCCAACATAATGGGCAATGTGAATATTTTTGGTAACTTGTTTACTGCTGGTAGTGCGTTTTTTGCTAATACGATTATCACAACAACAAGTGCCTTGAGTGTCATTAACTCTGGTACAGGACCTGCTTTGTTTGTTTCTCAAGGCCGTGGCATTGGCAGCATTGCTGAATTTTATGATGCAGATATATCCCAAGAAGTGCTTCACATTGGCAGTGCTGCAGATGCTGCAGGCAATGAGGTGGATGGGGTCATTGGCATTAAAACGAGCCACCCAAACAAAACACTAACAGTGGTGGGTGACATCAGTGCCACCGGCAGCTTTAACAACCTAACAATTGATTGCACACAAGGCAATGTGGTTGTAGGCAAGAACACAACAATTCTATCTTTTGGATATGACAATGTGTTCATTGGCAATTATGCTGCATCAACCAACACATTTGGCATATACAATGTGTTCATTGGTGCACGTGCAGGTCAAGCCAACACACAGGGTAACAGCAATACTTTTGTTGGTCAAAATGCAGGCCAAGGCAACACCCTTGGCAACAACAACAGCATATTTGGTTCACAAGCTGGTGCAAGTATCCAAACGGGAAATTCTAATTCTATCATGGGCAATGCAGCTGCATCAAACCTTACAATAGGTGGCTACAACATCATCATGGGTGATAATGCCGGGGGCAGCATAGTAACAGCAAACTATAACATAATCATTGGTCGAAGTGCTGCATCACAGTCAACTGATTGGAGCAGAACATTAGTCATAGGCAACAATGCCAATCCTTCTAAAGATTTTCAAGCCATCATTGGTGATCCAACTTTTCCCTTTGTGGAGGGAATTTATCATGGCAACATGGCGTTCTATGGCACGCTCAGCGCCACCGGCAGCTTAGCATCAACAGGCAATGCCACCATACTGGGCAATACCACCATCAACAGCACTCTGTCGTCACTGGATGGCACAGTGAAGATCCTTGGCAATCAAACCATCACTGGTGCACTCTCTGTTACAACTCTTTCTGCTACCAACATAGTTGGTTTTTATTCAATTCTGCCCTATCAAAACTTTACTGGAAATGGTAGTGATACCGACTTTACCTTACTAAGTGCAGCAAGATCGGTTAATGATATTATGGTGTTTGTTGGCGGTGTGTACCAAAGCAAAGACTATTATACCCTCATTACACCCAATCTATTGAGAATGTCAACACCCCCACCAAATGGAACATTGCTTGAAGTTTCATATCAAAAGCCTTCTCAAATACCATTCAGCGTGTTGCCACTCCCCGGTCCAAATACAATTCAGTATTCAATGTTAGCAAATAGAATTGTAGATTCTGATAAATTAACTTTTGATGCAGTAAGTTCCATCAATATTGCAGACTATAATATACCACCAGTAAAACTAACCAGAGGTGGCCCGGGATGGAGCACTGCTGGCACCTTAACTGCTGATAATATCTTTAGTCCCGGTTTGATAAGTTCAATTCAGAATGCAGTATCTTCATTATCCGCACAAGATCTATTGAAAGGCACATTCATTCATGCAACAAGCTCATTCCTATTGCCAGCTTTTGGTATAACAAGAAGAGGCAAAAGAGAAGTTGGCAGCATGAGGTACAATACAGACACAGGCATTTACGAAGCTTTTCATAGTCAATTTGAAACCCCTGCCACAGGCTTAGCTGAACCTGGATGGTATGGGTTGGGCAGAACATTAATTTCTTCTAATAGGTTTACTGCAGGGTGGTCATCCATTAACGTATTCTGGATGACTCCTGGTAATATTGAAAGACACAACTATTCTGCATTTGATATAGAAGCATTTATCCCTCGAGGGAGTAACCCTGCTAGCTCTAACAAATTGCGCTTAGGGTTTAGATTTATTCCTTATAGTACTTTTGCTGCTGACACTAGTAGTTCATATTGGACTGGTGGAAGATATTTAAGTAACAGTAATAGATCTGGAGAACTATATAATAATGGTCAGAATGCAACAGGCATTTCTTACGGCATGTACTCTTCATATTCTTATAATGGTGATGCAAACGATTGGTGGAGGGCAGATGGAAATTCCGGGTATCAATCTTATTTGAGAATGAGAACTATGCCAGGTGCTGGACTTAACAGTACCTGGCAAGGAAGATTATATGCTGCATCACAGTCATCGTATGCTTATGGATCACACATTGATTTTCATGTTCAATATACCCCCCAAGTTTCAATATCACAAACATATCTCGGACGAACAATTTTTCCAATCGCTGGGTTTAATATATTTACCCAAGAAGGCTCTATAAATGCAGATGCTTATTGTAATGCCATAATAAATGTTTATGGTATTAACGGGTGGGAAGGAAACCAAGTTTATGAATAATGAATTACTAAAGAAGAAGAAGTTTTATGAGTCCAAAGGTATAACCAAAGAAACAAAGTATGGTTATTTCTATGATGGTTACAGACAATTCAATGATCAAGAGTTTGAAGATTGGCTTAAAGCCACTTCTACTGAAGAAGAATATATTAGCTATCAGGAAGACAAATCACATCAAGGAAAAAGATGTCCTGAGTTTCCTGATATTAGAGACCAATTGGATATCATATACAAAACCTTCAAACACCTTCAAATCAATGGCATTGATTTAGGAGATGAAGGTAGACAATGGGTAGAAAAAATAGATTCTATAAAAGAAAAATATCCAAAACCCCCGAAACCTCTTGCCCCGGGACCAGTTCTCCCACCTGAATAATATATGCCTTTGCAGAGAACAACTGGTCCACTTTTTCAAGATGGCTCTCTCACACAATCTAAATTTATACCAGATACAATAACCTGGACTTCAAATGCATCTCTATCTTCCTCTACTGTAATAGCTGAAAATTCTAGAGTCTTAGAACTCACAGCTGCCAATGTTACATATTCCTCAGGAGCGCTGTATACAGATTATATTACAGGTCCTAATGAGAGTGCGGGGCTAAGCTTATCTGCAAATAATTCCGGAACAATTAATTATGTAATCGATAGATTTAGATTTACTCTAGATGCGGCGGTAATGATACCTATAATTAACACCGCCCGTGTTGTGTATCAATACACTGGTGACATTCAAACGTTTGTTGTCCCTGCTGGAATAACTTGTATTTTTGCAAAAATGTGGGGTGGCGGAGGCGGTACCGGTATACCGGGTGCCTGGAGTTATGGTGCAGAAGGTGCCGGGGGAGGATTTTCACAAGGTATTATACCTGTTGTACCAGGAGAAACGTTGTCGTTAGTTGTTGGTCGTGGAGGCACCACATGTAATACCAGCACACCTATATATGGTGGGGGTGGATTACCTGGCATAGTTGGTGGTGTTGATCCAAAATATGCCGGTACAGGCGGTGGGTTGGCTGGTATTTTTGGAGCATCTGCTTCTCTTACAGTGGATGTGTTGATTGTTGCAGGTGGTGGTGGAGGTGGAATGGATATGGGTGGTGGCGGTGGTGCAGGTGGTGTTTTGGAATATAACAATGTTGTCATTACACCCAATGTGTACAGCATAAATGTGGGTGCAGGTGGTGCCGGAGCCCCAGCAGCAAGTACAAATGGACAACCAGGTGCACACCAATACAGTATTCCAGCAACACAAGGTGGCAATTCTTCTGCACTGGGATACACTGCAATAGGTGGTGGCACTGGTGGAAGTTCTTATTATCTGTATTCTCCAGGAGCCACAGGGGGCAACGGTGGATCTGGTGGAGGTACTTCTGGTTATAGTAATGGAACTCTCAGAAATGGGGGAACTGCAACTGCTGGACAAGGATATAATGGTGGCAGAGGTGGAGGACAGTATTATTCTGGTGGTGGAGGTGGCGCTGGTGGTCCAGGTGTTGACTCCCCAGCTAGATCAGATGGAGGACCAGGCAAAATAAGCACCATTTTAGGCACAAGTTATTATTGGGGTGGTGGGGGAGGTGGATCTGGGTACAGCATTGGTGGTGGCAATGGAGGACTGGGCGGAGGTGGCGGTGGAGCTGTTTTAACTACCACTGGTGGCACTGGTGGTATCAACAATGGTGCCCCTGGCGGTGGTGGTGCCATTAATCTTGTATGCAACACACCTGGTGGCAATGCTGGCGCAAACACTGGGGGTGGGGGCGGTGGGGGAAGTCATTATAATGCTAACAATAAAGGTGGCGATGGTGGGTCAGGCATGGTGATCATAAGATATGCAGGTACCCAACAAGCAAGTGGAGGAGATAATGTGTATCAAACCACCATTGATGGACAGGTGTACACCATACATGAATTTACTACAGCGAAACAATCTGTGTTTGCCACCGTTGGTCATGCAAAGATGATAGCTGGTGGTGGAGGTGGGGGAGGATCATCACGGTCTTGGCATAGTAATGTGGGTGGTGCCGGGGGAGGGATTGAGGGTGTAGCTGGGTGTGCACCCTTTCCTGATACTGGTAATACAACCTATTCTTATGGAGGACTCGGCGGAACACAAACTGCAGGTGGCACTTCTATTAACGGTACAGCAGGTACCCAGCTACAGGGCGGTCGCGGCCTCACTAATGGTTATGGTGGAGGCGGTGGCGGTGGTTGGTGGGGTGGTGGGGGTGGAAGTTTTGCTGAACCTAATACTATGGGTGGGGGTGGTGGTGGCTCTGGTTATATACACAGCAGTGTAGTTTTGGGTGGAACCTTTGCAGGGGCTGGAAGAATGCCCGCATTTTTCTGGGATCCAGATTTGAATCCGTCTACTAGACAGGGTGGAGCTACTGTACCTGGTTATGGTGGAGTTTATAACCATGACGGGCAAAGTGCAGAGGGGTTTACACCGAAAAATGGCACCGGAGGAATTAAACAAAGCGGAGGACACGGTAAAATCGTGATTTACTACTAATGCCTCTGCAACAAATTCAATCAAACATGGTGGGCACAGGGTCAGTCTCCACTTCCAAGCTTGCAATTTCTGGCGTAGTTTTTTCTACAGGCGGTACACTGTCTGCAAACAACATATATATAACTCAGACAAATGTAACAACATTATGTAGTATAGGTATCAGAAGTAATAGGGTGAGTCTGTTTAACAATACACCCATAGTAAATTTGAACAGTACCTGGGGGATGTACATTGACAGTTATACTAGAGAATTAAAAACTATAGGAGGCTCATACTCATTTACATATAATGGAATGGATATGAGACCTGTGTCTCATATTAGCAAAACAACCTATTCTGGAAGTGCGGGTACCGATCAAACGTTTGTTGTTCCTGCGGGTGTAAATTATATATTTGTAAAAATGTGGGGTGCTGGTGGAGGTGCAGGACGCGCAGGCGGATGGTCGTATGGTGCCCATGGCGGTGGTGGGGGTCATTCTAGAGGTATTATCCCTGTATTTCCTGGCGAAACATTAACTATAGTTGCAGGAAGAGGCGGATTAACCGTAAATAGTACTCCACAATATGGTGGTGGTGGATATCAACCAAACCAAGCAGCAGATGGTAGCAAATACAGTGGCATGGGCGGGGGGTATGCTGGTATTTTTAGAGGTGCTGCTTCACCAACAACGTGTTTAATGGCTGCAGGCGGTGGTGGTGGAGGGGGGTCATCTACCTCCTGGACAGGTAATGATGGTGGGGCCGGTGGGGGACGCATAGGTTGTCAAGGTGAAGCTCCATTTAGTAGTCAAATAAGTTGGGCGGGATACGGGGGATACATGGATTCGCCAGAGTTTCCTCTTGCTCAAAAATATGCACCACAACCCGGGTATTCTCCCTCATTTGCCTCCACTTCACAAGGAGGTGCATTTGTGGGTGGTAATTCCTGGAATATAAGTTATGGTGGAGGTGGGGGTGCAGGATACATGGGTGGTGGTGGTGGTGGTCAAGATACTACTCCTACCATGGGTGGTGGTGGTGGCGGTACCGGGTTCATTAGCTCTACTGTTATACATGGTAGTATGTACACCGGCACAAAGCGATACCCTGCATTTTTCTGGGATCCAGATTTATCTGTTGCAACTAGATCTGGATCAACACCACAACCACATGCTTATGGAGGTATAAATACACAAAACAACCAACCAGCCTCTGCCTGGAGTGGAGGACATGGTTGGGTTGTAATATACTATTAATATATGCCCTTAACACTTATTACAAATGACAATATAGAAGATACTTCTATACAAATACCTGTTCTATCTGGTTACACAGTGCTAAGCACTGGTAATTCATTATCTGCTCTGTCTGGTTTAGACATACAAATTTTTACTAATTCTGTTGGTGTATCCACAAACAAGCTATCTGTATTACAACGGCTAAATTCGCACGGTCCATTTACCAATTTTAATGGTGGTATAAATCTTCTATTCAATCAAGGAACAAATTCTGCCGTACAGGACATAAGTGGTTTTAGATTTAAGTTTGAGACGGGTACAATGACACCAACAAAGTGTAGTTCTTATAAAGATTTTTACTGGGCCGGTTATGATCAATTTTATACAGTGCCTGCTAATGTAAAATATATATTTGTAAAAATGTGGGGTGCTGGTGGAGGTGCAGGACGCGCAGGCGGATGGACATATGGAAGTTTTGGAGGTGGGGGTGGTCATTCTCGAGGTGTCATCCCTGTTATTCCTGGGGAAACTCTAAGAATTGTTGTAGGAGAAGGTGGAAGAACTGTATCCACAACAGGGCCGCGGTATGGTGGTGGAGGATATCAACCAAACCATGCAGCAGATGGTAGCAAATACAGTGGTTCAGGTGGAGGGTATGCTGGTATTTTTGGTACAACTGCAAGAGGGACAGGTTCTCTCACAGTGGATGTGTTGATTGTGGCAGGTGGTGGTGGAGGCGGTTCTGACATGGGAGGTGGTGGAGGTGGCGGTGGTGTTTTGGAATATAGCAATGTTGTCATTGCACCCAGGGTGTACAGCATAACTGTGGGTGCAGGTGGTGCTGGTGCTGCAGCTGGTATAAATCAGGCCAGAGGATCCAATGGTGGCAA